AGGTCGCCAACGCTGCTGCAACGTATCAAACGAAAGCTGTTGAACGAGCTGCATTAGCCAATACAAACGCTTACATTCGTTCGCAGTTAGCTAACACGAATGCCTATATCGCAACTAAGGCTTCGTGGACAGAACTGAAAGCAACGAATACTGCTATTCGAACTATCGTTTCTGATAGACTTCAAATTGCGAACGCAGCTGCAACATATGCAACTAAAGCATCACCAACTACTTCAGGTGTGCTCGCGCACACGGGACGTGCGACGATCAGCACAAATCTTGCTGTATCTGGTAATACATCAATCGTTGGATTGTTAGCCAATAACTCACTTGGAACAGCAGGATATGCACTAAAAACAAACGGAACTTCAGTTTATTGGGACGCGATCTCAGTTGGTGGCGGTGGTGAAGCAAGTCTTATTTCCTATACGTCTAAGACTTTAGATTCTATAAAAGGCACAGATACAGTTCTCACAAACGTAACAGCTGTGAACGCTGCTGCGTATTTACAAGTTGCTAACGCAAACGCCAAGTATGCAACAAAACTAAATCCAGTAACTTCTGGTCTACTTGCGCACACGGGACGCGCAACTATATCAACCAATCTTGCCGTATCTGGCAACACTTCAATTGGCGGTCTAGTCAATATCAACTACACTGGTTCGGCTAACTCGTCTCTTGCTATTCGCGGAACGAATACGAAAGGTGGAGCAGGTTATCACGATTTCCTTGTTGCATACAATGGTGGTGGTGGAACTAATCCAGCAAAGTGGTTCCGTATAGACAGCACTGGCACTTTACAAATATTGAATAACGCATATAGTGCTGTTGTATTACAAGTTACTGATGCTGGAGGAGTAGGTCTTGGTGGAGCAGCATCTACAAACAATGATGCTACAACAAATTTCTTAGCATTCAATAGTAGCAATTTTATGCTCTATGACGATGGCAATCCACATATTCATGGTCGTAGTAGCGGCGCAGCGATGTGGATCAACACCAACGGCGGTGACATAAGAATGCAGCAACAGAGCCCCGTCGATGGAGGTTCTGTTGGTAACTCTATCCTTATGGGTGGTAGCTCCTCAACAACTGCCACAGCATACTTGAACGTATTGGGTTCTAAGTCTTATGCTGTCAGCGGATATGGTTATTTGGCAGCTAGTTCGGGTAGTCCAAGTGGTTATATTAGTGGTAGCTCTGGCACGGTGCCTTACGGTATATACTGTTCGAATCGTATTCAAGCAACAGAATTTGATGCTACTTCAGATGAACGTGCTAAGGTTATTCAGGGAACAATTCCTTTAGAAACTGCTATCAACTTTGTAAAGAAAATCGACGGTATCCATTATACATGGGATACTGATGCTGTAGAGCATGAAGATACTGGACTGAAAGCTGGCTTTGGTGCTCAAGCTGTTCATAAAGCTGGTTTCGATCACATGATCGGAGTTATCCGTAATGACCAGATGAAAGAACAGATTGACGAAGATGGTTGGGTGCATCCAGAAGGAATGCAGCTAACAATGGGATATAATCAAGCCATCGCATATCATCACGAAGTCATAAAACATCTGTTGAACAAGATCGACGATCTAGAAAAGAAACTTGATGAAGTAACTAGCAAGAGGGATACATAATGCCAGTAATTGCTAATACAACCTCAGCTAACACATTCAGCGCCGTTCGTGCGCAGCTGAACTCTGTCACCAAGAGACTGAATCAGTTTTCGGTTAACGAGTCAGCGATCTATGCAAACACGATTACAGCCAACGTAACACTAAAGATTGTTGGTGGTTTGAATGCTAACAACTCATTAGGTTCAGCTGGATATGTATTGAAAACAAATGGAAGTTCTGTTTACTGGTCTGCTGACGTATCAGGCGGTGGAGGTGGCGGAATTACAACAGGTAAGGCTATTGCAATGGCAATAGTATTCGGGGGATAATATGGCTAATCCTAACATAGTCAATGTAACGAACATTCTTGGTAATACAGCAACTCAAACTGTATCAACGAGTATGGCTACGATCGTATCTAATCCAGCGTCTTCTGGATGTATTTACAAGATCAACTCGTTATCTGTTGCTAACTATGCTTCTAACACATATAACATCAATGTTCAGTTGAACAATGGCGGTGCAAACAGCTACATAGCAAGAAACGTAACTGTTCCTGCTGGATCTGTTATTTCAATCGTTGGTAAAGACACTGGATTCTATCTACTCGAGAATGTTTCTATTCAGTTATCATCATCGTTTGCTTCTGCATTCCACGCCGTTTGCAGCTGGGAGAGAATCAGCTAATGTCTAGAATTAGACCAGAGGGTGGTTTATCTGGTGCGTATAGAACGCCTACAGTAGCAGCTGCTAGTGGGATATGGTCGCTTAGAGATTTAGAAAGAAATCTTAGAACAAACACATGGCCATCTGACTATGGTGATGGCGTTGATGATTACTTCAAGCTCAACGGTTTCTTGATTCATGGAGATGGCGCTAACAACGACACAAACAATCTAATTTACGATAACTCTACGGACAAAGTTCCGTTCAGTGGCACAAACAGCGTATTCTTTAACGGTTCAACAGACTATCTAACATTACCAAACACAGTCACGGTTGGTAGTGATGTCTATACATTAGAAGGATGGTTCTATGCTAGTGTTGTTTCATCAGCTGAAATTCCGATCGTAAAATTACATAACTCAACTCAAACTATTGATATTAGAATCGTAAGCAGCAAACTTCAAGGTCGTATCAACACTTCTTCTACGATTGTTGGTGGAGATACAACAATCAATGCGAATCAGTGGTATCACTTTGCTCTTGTGAAAGAGTCTGGTGGAACAGCAAAACTGTATATCAATGGCGTTGCAGAATCAACTACCGCAACAGACTCAACAACTTATGGTTCATTTACAACTCCTAGAGTTGGCGCAAATCAGGTGCCTAGCTTATATTTTGGCGGATGGATTTCGAACGTTCGTCTTCTAAGAGGAACTGCTCTTTATACAACTAATTTTACACCTCCGACTTCAGCTCTTACTGCGATTACGAATACAACATTCTTAGTTTGTCAGTCGTCTAGTGCTACCACTGACAATTCTGCAAACGCATATACGATTACTCAAAACGGAACACCTACTCCTACTTCTGGTGCGATATCTCTCACGCGCTCTGGTAATCCTGGTCAAGGAACATTTAGCCCATTCAGTGAACCAGCAGGTTACTGGTCTACGTATCTAAACGGTTCGTCTATACTAAGTTTTGCAGCGAACTCTAATTATCTTATCGGCACACAAAACTTCACAGTAGAATGTTGGGCGTTTATAAATTCTACAGGATCAATACAAGGTCTTGTAACATCGCATCAAACTGGTGGTATGTTCCAGTTTTATGTTACTGCTGGCAGAAACGTATTTGCAGCAGTCAACGTCGACGGCGGTGCTACCAGTGGATATACAAACCTGACTAGCTCAGGAACTATCACTAATGGAACATGGAATCATCTTGCTCTTGTTCGTAATGGAACTGAAGTAGCAATCTATATCAATGGTGTAAAAGATTCTAATACTGTTACACTTTCTGCTGGCACAAACATTGGTAGCTATGGTGGCAATAAAGCTATTTACATTGGTTCAACAGCAGATCAAGGAAATAAACTCTTAGGTCATTTATCTAATGTTAGATATGTTGTAGGAAACGCAGTCTATACATCAAACTTCACTCCTTCAACTTCTCCATTGACGGCTGTTAGCGGGACGCAAATATTGACGTGCCAAGATAACAGATTCAAAGATAATTCAACGAACGCATATACTGTTGCTTTCGTAAGCGCACCAGCTATAACACCATTTTCACCATTTACTCCAACATCAAAATACAATCCAACAAATAATGGCGGTAGTTTATTCTTTAACGGAACAACAGATTATGCAAGAGTTCCTGTTGCAGTAACCAACTTTGGTTTAGGAACAGGAGATTGGACTGTAGAATACTGGGTCTATTTCAACAGCGTAGCTGCTGGTTGTGGCGTAGTTGACTTTAGAACATCAGGCGGTGGCTCATCGCAAACAAAGGTCACGACATATCTTTCTGCTGCATCAACATTCAGTTTCTATGCTTCTGGTTCCGTAAGAATTTCGCATACTGTCATACCTAATCAATGGTATCATGTTGCTGTTGTAAAATCAAGTGGCGTAACTAAGTTTTATCTTAACGGTGCAGCAGCAGGAACAACATACACAGATACAATTGATTATGGATCATCTGCTCAAATGACGATTGGTGTTTTGGGTGATGTATTATCTGGAGGATATCTACCTGGATATGTTAGTGACGTTAGAATAACAAAGAGCGCCATTTATACAACTAACTTTACGCCACCAACACAACCTCTTGATGTTTCAACGAGTTCTTACTTATTGAAAACGACTAACGGTAAAGTCATAGATCAAACTGGTAATATGTCGATCGCGACTGTCAGCACAGCTAAACTATCGACTACTCAGAGCAAGTTTGGTGGAACAGGAATAGCGTTCAATGGTTCATCAGATTATCTTGCTTTATCTGCATATAATAGCGTGCAAGCCAACATTCCAGCGTTGCATCTTGGCGTTTCTAACTTTACGATAGAAGGTTGGGTATTTCCTACGTCGTTCACAGCAACAAAAACTATCTTTTTCATTAACGGACTCGGAACAGCTTTCGCTGGACTTAGACTTGATATCACAACGAGCGGAACCTTACAACTTCTCGTATCTGTTTCTGGTTCTGCTTGGGCTATCAACTATACGGCACCATCGCCAGCGTTGACATCAAACGCATGGAATCATATTGCGATCGTAAGATCTGGATCAAACTTCTACATTTTCATAAACGGCAGTCAGGCTGGTGCAACACAAACAAACTCTAGCGGTTTGTATGCAGGTAACGGATTCAATTTGATCGGTGCTATTTTGAATACAACTTATCAACAGTTTTTCATAGGATATATGGACGAGCTGCGTTTCACACGATATGCTAGATATACAACAAGTTTTACGCCGTCAGCAGCACCGTATAAAGACAGATAGCCAATAATTCATTTTTTTATAAATAGAATCACAAAACAAGGACTTTACTATGGAACAAATTTACACCGCTATTCAAGCCGCTGCAGAACAAGACGCCGCCGGATTCCGCGACGCTATCAATTCTGCTTTAGCTGCTAAAATCGAAGATGCCCTCGAGCTGAAAAAAGTAGAGATTGCATCTAACATGTTCAACAATCAAGAAGTTTCCGCAGAGGAGATCGAAACTGATGAAGACGTTCAAGCAACTGCGTGAAGCTATCGCTAAGGAAGAAAACCCAGAAGCTAAAGCTCTCCGCCCACGCGCTCAGGGCGAACAAGATTTTTACGACGCGCATACTCGTAACGTAACAGACTATCCTGTAAAGGGTGCTGGCGCAGAAAATAAAGGTCAAGCTGAACATCAACCAGAGAACGGCGATCGTTCTCCTATTCAGCAGGGCACATCTAAGCTCGCTGATAAGTCTGGTTTCAAGGGAAGTAAGACTCCTATGACTCGCGCTGATAAAACACAAGGCGACATGAAACCTGTAAAGACAGCTGCTTCTTCTGTTAGCGCCCCTGCGTTTTCAGAATCAGCATTTATCAATGCGCCAGTTATCAATGAATCAGACGAAGACGTTATGGAAATTGAACTGATGAACGGTGATATCATCGAAATCAATTCAGATATCTATAACTCAATTCACGAAGTATTTGATAAGCTGAACACAGGTAATCAAGTTGTATTCAAAGCCGCCGTCAACGAAAGCGCTGATTCATTTGAGCGTATCCTTGACTTCGTTGCAGAAGTAATGGGTGAGGACGAATAATGGCTGCCGAAGGTATCGTAAACAAACACAATAAGGGCGGTTGGGTCATTGCGAAATTCAACGCAAGTGGATTCTTGAAAATGAATCACCCAACAGCAACTATCGGAGCAAACTCTGCTGGTGAAACTGTCACTCGTATGAATATCGTTTCAGCTGAATGGTCATGTGGCAATAATACATATTGGCAAGTTCAGCGTGGAGCTAATACTATTTTGCTTCTTACAGACGGTCAGCACGTTATGGATCTTTCTGATTCACGACTAATTGACAACGGAACAGCAGAAGCAACATCAAACGTTGTCGTAACAAAAGTAGGCGTAGGTCCAGCAACACTTATTCTTAAGTTGCATAAGACGACCTCAATCGCTGGAGGCTCGCAATACTAATGAAACTCATCTGCGAAGTAAACGAAGATCTCAAGATCATTACAGAATCTAATGAAGCAGGTGAAAAACAGTTTTTCCTTGAAGGTATCCTCATGCAGGGTAACGTCAAGAACAAAAACGGTCGTATCTATCCAACACAAACACTAGCCAACGAAGTTGCTCGATATAATCGTGAGTTCGTTGAGCAAAACCGCGCTTATGGTGAGCTTGGTCATCCACAAGGTCCTACGATCAACCTCGAGCGCGTATCTCACATGATCAAGTCACTGCGTCAGGAAGGCGATAATTTCGTCGGTCGCGCAAAGATCATGGATACTCCATACGGAAATATCGTAAAGAATTTGATGAAGGAAGGAGCCAAGCTTGGTTTCTCTTCACGTGGCATGGGATCGCTAGTAAAAAGAGGCGATATCATGGAAGTTCAGAACGACTTCTATCTTGCCACAGCTGCTGATATCGTTGCTGATCCATCTGCTCCACAGGCGCTTGCTAATGGAATCATGGAAGGCAAGGAGTGGGTTTGGGACAACGGCATTCTTGTAGAAAAAGAAGTCGCTCAAATCAAAAAGAGTATCGACGAAGGTTACGGCACAAAAGAAAATCGTGAAGAAATTCTTCTGCGCGCATTCAATACGTTCCTAAAGAAACTCTAATTACGCCATTTTTATAAATAAACTAGAAGAATCTTCTAATAACCCTGAGGAGAATATCAATATGTCAGGTCAGGAAAATAACGTCGAAAAGCTCGACGTGCAAGAAGCAAAAAAGGCGAGCTACGGCGTTAATGCTGAGATCGCTGACCCTACTGGAGTTCAGGCATCAGTTCCTGGTGGCGTTGCCCAGCAAGGTGAAAAGTCTGGTCCTATGACACAGGGTTCAGGCATCAAGCCATATACCAAGGTAGGCATGATCAATTCAATGGTTCAGGCTCTTGGTGGTATGAAGAAGGCAGAAGTATCTGCAATGTATGACAAGTTTAAGGGCGATAAGACAAACCCAACTCAGGGTTCTTCTGTTGATCCAAAGCAGCGTTCAATCGGCGAAGACGTAGCTCCTCGCGTTGCTCGTCTTACTGCTGAAGATATCGACGTTTCAGAAGACGTTAAAGCCATTTTCGCTGGTATGGAAGTATCAGAGGAATTCATCACTAAGGCTGCAGAAGTTTACACGGCAGCCGTTCTTTCAAAGGTCAATGAGCAGCTCGAAGCTGTAGACGCCAAGTTCGATGACTCACTGTCAGAAGAAGTTTCTTCTGTAAGCGAAGAGCTCGTTGAGCGCGTTGACACATATCTCGACTACGTTGTAGAGCAGTGGATGGAAAACAACTCCGTCGCTATCGAACGCGGTCTAAAAGCTGAAATCATTGAGTCTTTCATGTCAGGCCTGAAGGGTCTGTTTGAAGAACACTACATCGATCTTCCAGATGAAGCAGTTGATGTTGCTGAAGAACTCGCCGATAAGGTTGAAGCTCTTGAGTCAGCCATCAATGAAGAAATGGAAAAGAACATTGAGCTTTCAAATAAGCTCAAGGAATTCGAACGTGATATTACGTTCGCAGAAGTTTCAGAAGGCCTGACAGATACGCAAGTCGCAAAACTGCAGTCACTTTCTGAAGCAGTCGACTTCGAAGATGCAGAGTCATACAAGAAGAAGATTGCTACTCTTCGTGAGAGCTACTTCCCAACAAAGGCTTCGGCCGGGTCTTTGACAGAATCAGTAACTCTCGATGAGGAACCAGTGGGCGACGACGTCGCTGAAAAGCAGGTTCCAGTTGAAATGGCTGCTTATATGTCCGCAATTTCACGCGGCATCAAAAAGTAAAAACAATTAGGAGAAATAGTAAAATGGAATCTCTGAACGAATCAATTCAGAAGAAGTGGCAGCCAGTCCTGGAACATCCTGATCTGGCTCCCATCAAGGATACACACAAGCGCAGCGTAGTTGCTCAGCTTCTGGAAAACCAGGAGAAGGCTGCTCGTGAAGACGGATTTGGTTCCGGCGGTTATCGCGCTCCAGGCCTCCTGGGCGAAGCTGCTCCAATCAACTCAATGGGCACATCATCTTCAACAGCTGGTGACGGCTCGGTCGATACTTTCGATCCAGTTCTGATCTCGCTCGTTCGTCGTTCGATGCCTAACCTGATCGCATACGATATCTGCGGCGTTCAGCCAATGACAGGTCCAACAGGCCTGATCTTCGCAATGCGTTCACGTTACTCAGCTCAGAACGGTTC